TAGATCCTACAATACAAAAAGCAATGACACGAGATTATTCTGCATTGATGAAAGCAATTGATAATAAAAAGAAAAGGTAATGAATGGCATATCAAGTTGTAACAGCTAATGATATAACTAAAAATCCAGATGTCGCAATTGGAGTTAAATTTCCATTTAATGGCAAAGGTATTTTTACAAAAAGTTTTACAACAGATGATCAAGCATTAACAAATATAAAAAGTTTATTATTAACAAGAAAAGGGGAACGTTTCGAACAACCAAATTTTGGTACAGATTTACTAAATGTTTTATTTGAACCAATAACAAGTGAATTAAAAACGTTTATTGAAGAAACAATTACATCTGCAGTTGCACTTTGGTTACCATATATTCAAATATCTAATTTAGATATAGTTACATTAGAAGAAGATCCAAATTTGGGTCATGAAATAAAAATATCAGTTGGATTTATTGTTACTGGTATTGGATCTGAACAAACAATTATTATTTTTGCAGATCAGAATGGAATTGTAAGAATTGAATAAGGAATATATGGAAGTAACAAAAGATATATCATATTTAGGAAAAGATTTTGGACAATTTAGAAAAAACTTAATTGATTTTACTAAACAATACTTTCCAAATGATTATACAGATTTTAATGAATCATCTCCTGGTATGCTATTTATGGAAATGGCATCATATGTAGGTGATGTATTAAGTTATTACGCAGATAATAATTTAAAAGAATCATTATTAGAACAAGCGTCGGAGCAAAAAAATATATATGATTTAGCTAAAGCTTTAGGATATAATGCAAAAAATGTTATACCGGCATATGTTACGTTAGATGTATTTCAATTAGTACCAGCTATAGGTACTGGGGTAAGTAATAGACCAGACTATACATTTGCATTATCAATTAAATCTGGATTACGTGCTAAACAAAATAATGGATCTGTTGAATTCAGGACATTAACAGATGTTGATTTTGCATTTTCATCTTCTATAAGCACAACCGATGTTACAGTATATGAAAGTGATGCATCTACTAATGAACCTACATATTATTTATTAAAAAAACAAGTACCTGCAGTATCTGGAGCTGTAAAAACTGCAACATTTAGTTTTACAAGTCCAAAACAATATGATAAAATTGTATTAACTGACACAGATGTTATTGATATTATTAGTATAACTGAAAGTGATGGTGATGTTTGGACAGAAGTTCCATACTTAGCACAAGACACTGTTTTTAATGAAGTTCCAAATTTATTAGAAAATGATCCAGACTTTGCTCAATATAGAGACTCTTCTCCATATTTGTTAAAATTACGAAAAACATCTAAAAGATTTATTACAAGATTACGTAGTGACAATACAATTGAAATACAATTTGGAGCTGGTATAAGTGATAATAATGATGAAGAAATTGTTCCAAATCCTAAAAATGTAGGAAATGGACTACAAGGAATGAGTCATAACGTTGATATTGATATAGATCCTTCAAATTTTTTATATACAAGAACATATGGACAAGCTCCTTCAAATACTACTTTAACTGTTACATATACGACTGGTAAAGGAGTTAGTGATAATATTGAAGCAAATCTTATAACAGACATTGAATTTGTAGATTTTCATGATGATCCAAATACAACTGCTGCAGCTGGAATGATTAGATTTGCAAAAAGTAGCTTAGCAGTAAATAATCCAAATCCAGCTTCTGGAGCGAAGAGTTCTGAAACAGTACAAGATATTAAAAATAATGCTATGTCTAATTTTGCAACTCAAAATAGATTAGTAACAAAAGATGATTATCTAATTAGATGCTATGCAATGCCTTCAAAATTTGGTAGTGTTTCAAAAGCATATGTTGTACCAGATGATCAATTATCACAATCTAGTTTTATTTCATCTAGAGTACCAAATCCATTAGCATTAAATTTACATGTTTTAGGATTTAATGAGTCAAAACAATTAACAGTATTGAATAATGCTGTAAAACATAATTTGCAGAATTATTTATCTTATTATAGAATATTAACCGATGCTGTAAATATTCAAGATGCTTTAATTGTTAATATATCTTTAGATTTTGAAATTATTATACGTACTAATTATAATTCAAATGAAGTTCTATTAAATTGTATCGATGCAATGAAACAGTATTTTGATATTGATAAATGGCAGATTAATCAACCTATAGTTAAAACCGAAGTTATGAACACATTAGGAAATGTAACTGGAGTACAAAATGTAGTAGGAATAACTTTTAAAAATGTGTTTGATTCCTCACAAGGATATGCTGGAAATGTTTATGATTTAGTATCAGCAACAAAACAAGGAGTAATATATCCTCCATTAGATCCATCAATCTTTGAAATAAAATATTTAAATCGTGATATTAAAGGAAAAGTAGTAAATTTTTAAGGTAAAATATGTTTAAAATTATTTATCCATCTGCAGACGCAACTTTATATGAAGCATTACCTTCGTATAATACAGGAATTGATGAAATATTAGAAGTTGGCAAAAGATTATCCACTGCAGGAGAGTCATATTTAAATTCAAGATTTGTTATTCAATTTGATATGAATGATATTAAATCTGCATTATCAAAATATTCTGTTGATTTAGATACTTGTAAATTTATGTTACAATTATATACTACTAATGCAAAAAATTTACCAGCTCAATATACAATAGACGCAAACATAGTTACTGACTCATGGAATAATGGAACAGGATTTCAAAATAGTAACCCAGCTATTACTGATGGTGTTTGTTGGAATACTCCAAAATCTGGAAGTGGTTGGACATCTGGGTCTCAAAATTATAATATACCTGGAACTGATTTATATGCATACGGATCTGGTAAAGGTGGTAGTTGGCTCTATCAAGTATCAGATGGATTTTATAGTTCTAGTTTTTATTCCCAATCATTTTATACCCAACCAGGAATCGGTACAGGTATTTCAGAATCGTTTAGCACAAGACCAACTGATATTAATATGGACGTAACAGGCGCAGTTAAAACATGGATAAGTGGTAGTGGAGGAGTTACAGTTCCAAATAATGGATTCCTTTTAAAGTTTTCTGACGCTGATGAAAGTGATGTTAATCAAACCGGATATATAAGATTTTTTAGTAGAGAAACTCATACTATATATGTTCCTAGAATATTAATGTTATTTGACAAATCAACTTTTAATAATGGTACTTTAACAGAATTTGATATTGATTCATATAAAATATATACTAGCTTACAAAAAGAATATAAAGACACTAGCGTTAATAAAATTAGAATTTATGCTCGTGATAAATATCCACAAAAATCTCCAACTAATTTATTTCCACAACAGACAGTAAAATACTTGCCGGCTGATACATTATATTCTATAATAGACGCAGCAACAGATGAAATTATAGTTCCATATGATTCTCAATATACAAAAATAAGTTGTGATTCAACTAGTAATTTTATCAATATTGATATGACTGGATTAATGCCAGAAAGATATTATAGATTAGCATTTAAAGTTGTTTCTGGATTTTATGAGGAATTTATTGAAGATGACTTATTTTTTAAAGTAGTAAGATAACATGTTGATACAAAAATTAAAAGAATATCCAAAAGTTTCCCAGGGAGGAAATTATGCTGCACCACCGACTACTACACTAACAGCTGTTTTAGGACAATTTACACTTAGTACAACAGGAGCTGATTATGTGGGTCCATATCATACAATGTCAAATGGTGATTATATGACTGGAGCAACACATAATCGTGGAAGTGTACAATTAATTCCAATAACCTCTGGAAATCAGACTACGGTTGTTGGTACTGCATTAGTAGGACGATCTAATACTGGTATGACTGGTGCTACCTCAACTGCTATTCAACCTCAACCATATGTTCCAACATCCGGAGAGTTAGTTGAATATGAAAAATATCGTGTTAGTGGCTCTTTATATAAATCTAATATTTCATATGTTAATTCTAGAGATACTAAAGGTAATATTTCACTCCGTGAAAATGAAAATAATGAATTATTATTAATAGAAAATATAAGTAATAATTTTACAAATAGATCAATTGTATCTGCAATTGACACTCAATTTAGATATTTTAAATTTCCAGCTCAAATATCTACCACAATAGATGATATTGAATTTGATGAAAGTTTATTAGATATTGATCTTGATTTAGCAGTTTCAAATGATCCAAATGCAAATAAACTAATTAAAACATATGATGATAAACTTTATTATGTACAAAATGGTAAAAAACGACTTTTTAATATAAAAGCAAGTTCAACATGGGCGTATAAAAATAATTTGCCACCTTTTGAAAATTTAGCTGGAAATATTTCTGGATTAGATTTTGGAGAAAATAATTATAGTAATTATAATGAAGTAACATATAATACGGTAGCACCTTCGGTGTCTGATGGATATATAACAGGAGATCCATATCTTCCAGAAGATGCATTTATAGAAGGAGATATTTATTCTAAAATAACTTTTATTACTGCAGTATCAATACCTAATTTGCCAAGCAATGTGCCAGTAAATATCAATGGACCAAAAATTGGAAAAGTAGTATTTAGTGATTTAGCTGACGGTCAAAAGAGAAGAACTGAATTTGTTGCTAGTGAAACAGAAAATAGTTATCTAGGAATTAAAGTTGGTGCCTTTGGAAATACCGATACATCTGCTTTTGCTAATTATGGTATATATACAACTAATCCAAATGGCCCATATGCAATAATTGTAGATTATAACAATTATCAGGGAGCTGACACAGTAGGTCAACGAGATTTTGGTTTAGTACAAGATTTATTACAACTTTTCTATGTTGGGTTCAATGCATTTTTATTAGACAAACCAACAAAATTAGGAATACAAGTAAAAAATCAATTAACAATGTATGCATCTGTAGATTTATTTAATTCAACTGGAGTTCAATATGTTGCATACAATGATGCACTAACATTGTTACGAAAAAATAATAATACTAATTCTACACAAATTCCCGAATACATGGGTAGTGGCTTTTCTATAGTTTCGGGTGATAATTGGACTACAAAATATGAAGGATTACTTGGAGAAACAATGCAAGATAGTCAAGGAAAGCGTTTATATTGGTATAAAACCACAATAGATATAGTTGGAGAGGCAGCAACATTACAACTTTGGTCTATGACAAATAATCAACCTGTAAATAATTTAACAAATTTATTATACAACTCGGTAGAAGTTCCAAATGCTCCTATTTTACCAATACGATCGAATTCAACAACATTTCCGGGGTGGGTTGTAAACTTCAATGATTTATTTCCAAATGGTATAACACCAAATACTCATACAGAATTTGAAGTACGTATAGCTACTACAACAACATTTTCTGTTGATGTATATTTTATAGGATGGCAACGACAAGATAATGATGCAGTATATATAATTAATGATTCAGTACATTTAGGAACTCCTCCTGATTTAACATTAAGTAATATGCCAACAGGACCGCAAAACTAATTTAAATATTATGATAAATCAATATTCAAATATCAAACAAATAAATGAAAGCTTAAATGATTTAGAAGGTTATAGATATCGTGATGCAGATCGTAATATATTTTTACGAAACACACAACAATATATATTTGATACTGCATATCATGATACAGAATTTCACATATATTCAGGAGATGAATGGATTACTGGAAAATATAATGGTGTAAATTTATCTGGTTTTACTGGCCAAAAATTTGATGAAAATAATAATCCAATATTTTTAAATAACTCACATACATTAGATGTATATCAACAATTTTCTGATTTACAGTTAACTTCTGGTAATTATAGATTTGCTGTTAATTTCTTTGAGAATAAAATTGGAAGTTATGACACTCCGTCATTTGTAATTGATAAAATATCAGCTGATAAAACAGAAATTAGATTAAGATTATTAGATGAAACAAATAGTCAACATTTATTACAGATAACTGATTGGATTGATAATGTTAATCAAACAGTATTTAATACACAAACAAGTAAAAATTATTTACTAAATTTTGGAAAAAATCAAACAATACATTTTGTTAATAGTGTAGTTATAGGAAAATATTTATTTGTTAAAACATATAAGCCAGTCGACACGGATATATTTAAAGAAAATTTTAAATGTTGGGTTGTTTGTGAAAAACAATTACCATACATTGATAATGTATCTTTATCTGAACAAGAAGTAGAAATCCAATACAATGTATTAAATCATATAAACTGGGATGCATATGATGAGTCATTACAATCCTCAGAAACTAGTTTAAAAAATTGGAATCAATTATTAGGATCATCATTACAAACATCTCAACAAATTATTGATTCATATTTTTCTGGAAGCTTAAGTGGAATTAATTTAAATATTGATTATAGTGATTTTAATAATTTTATATTTTATAGTTCTGCTACAGAGCGATTATCAAACTTTAAATATAAATTAGAATTACTAGAATATTATACAGCTCAGTCTTCATCTGCAGCAAGTTTATCAGGTGGAACGTCGACAACGAATGCAAATGATTATAAATCATTATATAATAATTTAATTGGAACATTTGATGAATTTGAAAATTTTCTGTATTATCAATCATCGTCGGCATTATTTAGTAATAATATACCAAGTATAAATCCAAATGTTAGTTTTATAACTGGTAGTTATATAAATCCAGTACCTAAAATAAATAATTCTATTCCATATCAATTGCAGTCTGTCACTAGTAGTATTTTTGAATCGTGGTATTCAGGAACATATGAGTCAGCATCTTTATATGATTTACGTAATAATAATAAGTTAACAAAATCTATACCAGAATTTATTTTATTAGATGAAAATAATGAACAATTATCTATTTTTGTTAATATGTTAGGGCATCATTATGATATTTTATACTCTTATATAAATTCTATGACAAAAATTAATAATCGGGACGAACATCCTAAAAAAGGAATGCCTAATGAATTATTATATTCTGTTGCTAAACAATTTGGATGGACATTAACAAATGGAAATCAATATCAGAATTTATGGGAATATGTTTTAGGCACTAATGAAACTGGAACTCCGTTAACTGGATCTAATACAGTTGGCGATGAATCATTACCAGGTCGTGAAATGACATTTAACGTATGGAGGAGAATTGTTAATAATATTCCTGGATTACTAAAATCAAAAGGAACAAAAAGAAGTATTCAAGCGTTATTATCTTGTTATGGAGTACCTCAATCATTAATTACTATTAAAGAATATGGCGGTCCAAGAATCGAACGAAAACCAGTTTATGAAAAATTAAATTTTGATTATGCATTAGATTTAATAAATAATAATGCTGGTACAGTTCGTGTTGATTATGATCAACCAATTAATTCTGTTGAATTAAGATTTAAAATAGATAACGTATTAAATAATCCAACTGTACCTAGTTCAATGAATCTATACTCTATAGGTTCTAATAATGTAACTATAAATTTTGTACGTGGAACATTAGGAACGTTGAGTATTAATGGAACTGCTACTAATGAAATTGAATGTTATAATGGAGAATTTTTAAATACCTTATTAAGAAGTGGCTCATCTGGAACATTAGAATTAATAGTTCAAAAATCAAAATATGGAAAAATTGTAGCAGCTGTTTCTTCGTCTGTTACTGCATCATTTCCTAATACCGGTACTTTAACATTAGGAGGAGCAACAAGATTAAAAGGACAATTACAAGAATTAAGATTATGGTCATCTAGTTTACAAAATGATCCGTTTTCTAATCATACAAAAGCACCAGGTTCATATGATGGAAATATTAATGCATATGATGAATTAACATTTAGATTACCATTAAATGAAAATATAAATCATTCACAAACAGGAAGTTTATTAGGAGTAGAACCAAATATATCTAATATATCTGCATCATTTATAGGATGGAGTTCAAATACTCCATATGATTCATTAGAAGAAACTTATTACTATGATGGAATTTCAATAGGAGCTGGGACTTATGATGATAATAAAATTCGTATTGAATCAAATGAACTTACTGGAAATTTAAGTGTTGCTACAAGAGCTTCATTATCACAATATGATAAAGCTCCATTAGATTCAAATAAATTAGGAGTATTTTATTCTCCTCAAACAATTATAGATGAAGATATAATAGCACAATTAGGAAGTGTTAAATTAGATCAATATATAGGAGATCCAGAAGATCAACAAAAAAAATCATATCCGGAACTAATACAATTTTCTAGATCGTATTGGAAAAAATATAATAATAAAAATAATTTAAATGCATTTATTAATATGTTTACATTGTTTGATTTATCATTTTTTAAACAAATTGATCAATTATTACCAGCAAGAATTGATAAAATTAAAGGATTACTAGTACAACCTAATTTGCTAGAACGAAGTAAAGAAGCGGTATATAGTAAACCAGTTCAATTAAAAAATAATAGTTATACGTCTTCTTTAAATATATCTCCAGAAATACCTTTTTCATATGATAATATTAATGTAGTATTAAATAATAAAGATATCTTATTATCTGGTATATCTAATAAAATACAAGGAGAAATGCGTCCTATAGATATGTATACCGGAAGTATATCATCATTAAGTGTAAATATTAACGCTTCTTCAGGAATTTCAGTTGCAACAGTAGGTCAAAGAAGACATAGATTTGAAGGATGTAAATTGACTGGCCCTGGTATTAATATTCCGACTAATAATTTTCCAGTTGGTGCACCGGTTGTTACAAGAGTAAGAGTTAGTCCAACAGAATTAGTTAGCAGTGATCCTAATCGATTAGGAGTATTTAGTACAGAACGTGATACAGAAATAACAATTAAAGAGGAACCAGAAATCATTGTATCAGAAAATGATCCTACAACAACAGCTCAAACAACTACTAATACATTAGCTGCTAAAGGAAATACATCAATACCAGAAAATAATCCACCGGTTATACAACGAACTACAAATAATAAAAGTAATTATAAATCTACTAGAGGAAATTAATCAAAATTTTGATTGAACAATATTTATTAAAAACAAAAGGACATTAATATGGGATATTTAGATAATACATCAATAACAGTCGACGCAATATTAACAAATAAAGGTCGTGAATTATTAGCACAAGGAGGAACCGCTTTTAATATTACACAATTTGCGTTAGGTGATGATGAAATAGATTATACATTATGGAATCCAAATGATACAAGAGGTACAGCATTTTATGGAGATGTTATTGAAAATATGCCAGTAACAGAAGCAATTCCAGATCAAACAAAAGCTTTAAAATATAGATTATTAACATTACCTGGAAATAATGCACAATATTTACCAAAAGTTTCAGTAGCTCCAGCGACGATGGGTACGCAATCAGGAAATGGATCAACAGTTACATTTAATGTATCAACATTAAACTTTTCGAATGCAAATTCAACATTAGGATATACAGCAGTTTTATCTAATAGTTCAATAGGAACATTAACTGCAGCAACAGGACAAGCATTAAGTAATGTAGCTCCTGGAATAACTGGCGATGCAACTTCTGTAGCAATCGTTGGTTTAGGCGGATTTAATTTAACATTGAATCCAAATCCTTCTACAACTCAAACTAGATCTACTACGATTACATTTTTTGCAAATGAAACTGGAGGCGAAGTTACTGTTAATATAACACAAGAAAAACGTACGTTTACTGCTTCAACAAATACGACCTTTTAAAAATGAGAACAACTATGATAAATTTACTAAAACAACTACCAAATCAAGGCCAATCATTATCATTTCAACAATTGGATACAACTAGAGATATTATTGATTCATCACAAGAAACAATAACAGACGCATTATGGAGTGATGATCAGCCATTATTATCAACATTTTTTACTGCATCAAATTTATCTGTTTCTCAAAAAGCATATTATGTTAATGTATATCAAAAAGATCCGGCAGCAACTGGGTCTGCAATTCAATTTGCATTAGCATATGGTGATCAGCGAGGTAGCGGATCATTAAATAATGGCGGTGGACAATTAGGAGATGCTCCTAGTAAAGCAATATATTCACAATATAAACAATTATTATTAGATGAAACAGTAAATGCATTTACATTTAAAACTGGATCTGGTGTTTATACTACGGATTCAATATATGTAATAAATTTGCAACGAGCAAGATCAAAAGAAAGACTAGATCCAGGTAATTGGGAATTACCATTAAGTGGTATTACATCTAGAGATACAGATGCAACAGGAAGTGTTGTAATAGGACCTTCTCATATAAAACTAATTGATAATTCATCAACAGAAACAACATCTACACCGGAGATTGCGGATTCATATGACATTGTTTCTGGAAGTATTTCAAATGGAATCTTTAATTCAACTGCTCCTGAATATTATGGTAAAGTTTATCCACAACATAGCGTTATTATATTAGATGGGAGAAAATTAGATAATGAGTTAGGATTTAAAACTAACACCGGTTCTAATGCAGCTGGAAGTAATCATTATGGCTTATTTCATTCTGTTTCTGGATCTGCTTCTGCGGGGTCAGGATCGTTTTTAGCTAGAAATAAAGAAACTGTTAGTAGCACTATGTATTTTGTTAGATTAAATAATGCAGATTATAATTATTCAAATAATCCATCATATGTAACTGGAACTCAATTTGAAATTGCAAATCAAGGATATTGGACAGATCCAGTATCATATATAACTACAGTTGGTTTATATAATGATCAACAAGAATTATTAGCAGTTGCAAAATTAAGTAAGCCAATTAAAAAAGACAAAAAATCAGAATTAAATATTCGTGTTAAATTAGATTATTAATTACATGTATTTTTTGCCTGTTATATTTATTATAAAATAACAGAGTCTATATGTCAGATATCACAGAATATACTGGTGAATCAGTAAAAGCGTTTAAAAAAGTTAATCCTACTGATTTAAAATTTACTCCAATGCAATTAAACAAAACGTTTTATATGTATTCTGGAAGT